AGGAAAGTAACAGGCATAAAAAAGCCCCAGTGATTGGGGCAAATGGCAGGGATTTAGAATTGATACTCGTCTAATATCTTTTCGGGTGGCTCCCAACGCACCGGAATAACTACCCTTTTGCTTTGCATTTTTTTGCGATGATATTCCCTTTTTTCTGGGCTTAGTTTGTATTTAACAACCTTTTCACCTTTGCACTTTCTACAGTTTACCGTTTCCATGTGAATGCTTAACATTTTGCGATGGGTAACAGTGCCAGCGCCTAAACAGTCGGGGCATGTTTCTGTATACATTACAACGCCCCCAAAAAGTGAACCATAACGCAAACCGCCAAACCACACGTAAATGCCATGAATTTATCCATGTCTCGGTTTTTCCGTTGCTCTTTCTCAAATTGCTTTTGTGCTAGGTATCTGGCCGCTCGATTCTCTGCGGCTATTCTGCTGTTTGTAATTCTCACTGTGTCACCTCATTGTTGTTTACAAATTTAATATCAACGCACCGCTGATAGTCATCTTTTGGGTACTGGCCCATATTGAACGTTTCACCGACAAAATAGTCTGTACAACTTTGCTTTGATGATTGGGCGCTGACAGATGTTATGTAGTTATATTTGGGGTCATTAAACATGACTTGAACGCTGTTCATAGTGTCACCTCACTAGCTACATGGTAGCAATAAGGTGTTGCAGGGGCGCATTTTATTTTAACGAATCGCTCAGTTGTTCCTACATTGTCGCCACCAATAATCATCGGGGCGTATAATCGAACTATGCCGCTGTCTTTATCCTGCCAATCTGTTTTGAAGCTAGACATTGTTTGACCAAAAAAGCTCAATGTGTCGCGGCTAAAGAAATATGTACCCAGTACGCCTGACTGTTTGATCTGTGTGATTGTTGGTTTTTGCATCTCTGTTACTCCTAGTTTTATTATTGGGTCTTACTACGCCCGAAGGCGTTTCATCTACTCCCCAGTAGAATCATCAGGTAAGTTAAAGCGTGGCGTTGGCGTACATATCCATTTTCATCCCCTTCACTGCCTGAGCATAACCAGTGTGAGGTATGCCGTATTCCTCTGTTAATGTAATTATTGCTTTAAATTCGTTCGCCATATAGTAACAAAAAGTAGCTGTATCACACTCGCCTGTATACATTATCACTGACGCGTCTATGGTGTTGATAAGGGTGGCTATTGCTTGGCCTGTTTCAGGGTGTAATTTAATCATGGTTATACTCTCTCTATTGGTTATAGTTGGTTTAATTCGTTTTATTCTGTGTATCCTGCCGCCTTAAATTGCTCAGCTTGATTAGTGTGGCTGGCGACTACATTGTCAAACTCTTCCTGTGTGATCTCTGCGTGCCGCAATGCACCCTCAGCAATAGCAATTCTTTTTAGTCCGTAAGCTAACCACCAAGCTAGGTCTAAAGCTGTCGCTGTGCCGCAATCTAGATTATATGTAGTCATGTGTATGTACCTATATGTGTATGAATAAGTAGCTACAATAAGGCCTACTTAACGTTATGTCAATACTGAATGTTCATTAAAACTTAGATTAATATAACTAAATGGCATATAAAGGGCTAAATAAGGTATAATTGGTCAAATAATGAGCAGATTGGTTAAAAAATGATCAATTGAATCAATGGGGTATGAATTAAGAAACTAGAGGATTACATAATATGGCTAGACCCAAGGGAGCATTAGGCAAGAACAAGGCATTCTTACTGAATAGACTGCAGTCAATGTACGGCAAAGACTTCGATCCGGTGATGAAGATGGCAGAGCAAGCCGCAACACTAGACCAGTTAGCATTAGAAGAGCCTAGCGTCACGAATCAGAAGGAATCTATCCACGCATGGGGTAAGATCGCAGAGTTCGTTACACCCAAGCTAAAGGCCACAGAGATCACTACAGGGGACAACGGACTGACAGTAAGCATACAGCGCAAGAAGTACGATGGATCGGCTAGTGATACTAAAGAGTAGCTACTCCTGTGTGTAACCTGTGGATAAACCTGTGTGTAATGTGTGTGTAAGCAGGTACCCCCCTCCGAAGGCGCGAGTTATGTATGTATATATGTCCCTCACGAAAAAAAATTAAATGATTTTACAGTTACCTGACCCTAAGCAAGCCATTAGAGATGCCGTAGAAGCTCATATAAGCGCGTCTAAGGACTTTATTCTTATTTCTGTGGCCGATGTAGGGGTAGAGATAGGAAGTACGCTTACAAGTGAACAGGAGGTGTTTTACTTAGAATTAGCAAAAACACTTGTGTTGAGAGATTGGTTAGGCGATGATGGGTAACATAGCGGTGATTAATAGACAAGGCAATATAAATGCTTGAACATTACGATTTAAATGATATTGATGCAGAGATTATAGATGCTTTTATTACGGCATTTGTTGATCGGGATGTTATGGCTATGCATGAGTTAATTTACCAGATTTCTGATTTTATGGATTTGTATGAAAACAAGGGAGAGCATGATGGAAAAACTATTTAACGATGACCAAGAAATTGCTTTGTTGCTAGAAGAGTTAATTGGAATTATTGAAGGTGATTGCCAGACAGCCTCGCGCAGTATTAAGCAGATAAAGAATGTTGTTTATTTAGCGAAAGCTAAACAAGCAGGGATAGCATGAATGAAAGGATTGCTTCATAAGTTAGACAAAAAGACTCGTGATAAACATTTCCCTGAACACAATGGTGGTAAGGGTAGTCATGCTAGAAAGTCTACAGTAGAAAGTAGAGAAGTATACAAGTCTAATTACGATGCTATTGATTGGTCGTATTCGCCATCTTCTTCTGGTAAATCATTTATTAAATCAGGTAATTAAGTCGGGTAATTAAATGCAGATTGAATACAACTTAATGGCTCAAGGCCAAGTTCTTCAAGATTTTAACGATTGCCGAGAAAGAAACTCTTTTATAATGGGGCCTCTAGGTTCTGGCAAGACTGTTCAGTGTATTCTAAAATTATTCGATTTGATGTGTGAGCAAGAGCCTGTCCAAGACAAGCAACATAAGAACTATGGTGTACGCCTATCTCGTATCATTGCCGCACGTAATACTTATTCCGAACTGTTCTCTACTACGATTAAGGATTGGCTAGAGATACATGGAGAATTAGGTGACTTCAAACAAGGTAACAAAGAGCCTCCTACGCATTTTATCCGCTTTAAGCTAGAAGATGGTACTAGGGTAGAGTGTGACATTGTATTCATTGCCTTTGACCGTCCTGAACACGTTAAGAAAGCGCGTGGTATCCAGACTACATGGGTATGGTTAAACGAGACTAAAGAGCATTCTAAAGCTGTCCTTGATATGCTTGATTTACGTCATGGTCGATACCCGTCTAACAAGGAAGGTGCGCGTCCTACACATCATGGAATGATAGGCGATAGTAATGCTCCTGATGAAGACCATTGGTACTTTAAACTAGCAGAGATAGAGCGTCCTGAAGACTGGGCTTTCTATCGTCAAGCTGGTGGTGTTATTAAAGACGGTGAGAACTGGTTAGTAAACGACAAAGCAGAGAATCTTTTTAATCTACCTGAAGGTTATTACCGTAGGGGCTTACAAGGAAAGACTGATGATTGGATTAAGGTTAATCTAGCTAATGAATACGGATTTGTGTCTAACGGTAAACCTGTCCATCCTATGTATACTGATTCAGTACACTGTCAACACTTGGAATTTAAGCCTTCTAAAGATACTCCTATTGTACTTGGTTTTGACTTTGGACGAACCCCTGCGTGTGCCTTCCTACAACGTACCTCGATTGGACGTTGGGTATGCTTTGACGAAGTAGTGTTGACTGACTCTGGTGCTGTTGACTTTGCTCCTAGTCTTAAACGATACATTGAAGAGATGTACCCTAACCACACGTTTAAAGGTTGGGGCGATCCTTCTGGTAACAACAAGAACCAATCTAACTCTGAGACTCCATTCCAGATTATGAGGGCCGCAGGAATACCTTGTCACCCTACAGTGTCTAATGATCCTATGAAGCGTAGGGCCGCTTTAGAAGTCCCTATGAAAGAAATGTGTATGGACGGTAAGCCTAGATTTATTGTCTTGCCTAAAGCCTCTATGATCCGTAAAGGTCTACAAGGTGGCTTCTGTTATCGTCGTGTACAAACATCTGGAGAAAGATACACTGATGAACCAGATAAGAATGAATATTCGCACCCAGTAGAAGCCCTTGAATACGCTTTACAGGGAGAAGGAGAAGGTCGCTCTGCATTAGCTCGCGCTGGTGGATTTGATAAGATTCACACAGCAAAGGTTAAGGTTAATGTCTTCTAAAATACCCTCTAAAGTTTATGTTGTTTTTGAAGATGATGGTGGTAGGTGGTGGTCTTTTTTCTTAAAAAAGGAAATTAGGCACTGTTATTTAATAAAACCTACACCAAACGACTACATTGTGTACGGAAAAAGTGCAAAAGGGTTTGATTTGTTTACGGTTAAAGACGAAAAGAGTATAATCGACGACATATTTGTAATAAAAAGCTATATTCCTAAACAGTGTCGTCGCTCGTTATTTATGCTAAATACTTGTGTAGGCCATACTAAGCAAATATTAGGAATTAACAATCCTTTTATCTTAACTCCATACCAACTATTAAAACATTTGAGGAAATTATGAAACGACCTAAAGCTCCTGAACCAACTGCACAAGAAATGGCTGGTGTAGAACGTCAGTCTCGAATGCTTGATGAAGAAACCGAAGAAATGGAGCGTAGGTTAAAGGCCGCCGCTAGAGGAAAAGGTGGCGGTACATCTTCATTATTAGCTAAAGGCGGTTCATCTAAGTCTGGAGGAGTAAGAGGAAGAAGTATGGTAGGTGGAGGGTATGGCGGTAGTCGTGGAGGTTCATCTGGTTCAAGTGGAAGTGGCGGTGGCGGCACTCCTAACGCACCTATGCCCGGCACTACTAAAACAAGATAGGTAAAAACATGAAACTACCAAAAGAATTAGGTTCGTTACAAGATTTAAAATCAAGAGAGCAGAAAGCATTTCAAAAAATGGCTTTATGGCATGATCTTCTTGATGATTGCTATGAGTATTTCCTGCCTAACAGAAATCTATTTGATGACTTTTCTACTGGTCAAAAGAAGATGGACAGGATATTTGACTCTACTGCTATCGAAGCTATCCAACAAGGAGCAAGTAAGCTACAAGAAAACATTGCTCCTATCTGGGCTAACTGGGCTACTTTTGCTCCCTCTGTTAGTGTTCTTAATGCGCTAAAGTCTGGTGACTATGATGTATCAGAAGAAGAGATTAGAGCTAACCTAGAACAGCAAGCAACCATTGTTTTTGATTACATTAACCGATCTAACTTTGGCACACAATTCTTTGAGCACGCCTTAGATTTATTGATTGGCACAGGTACATTAAGAATTGATGAAGATGATAGCAATGATATGCCAATTATCTTTAATGCTATTCCGCAGAAAGGCATTGCGTTTGAGGAAGGGCCGTATGGTTCTATTGAAACTCATTGGCGCAGATTTACCGTTAAGGCTCGCAACCTAAAAAGAATGTGGAAAGGGTTTAAACCTTCTGAAAGCATTAAGAGCATTATAGAGAATCAACCTGATACTGATGTAGAGATTAGTGAGGGCGTTGTTTACATGCCTAAATCTAAAACTTACTACGGTTGTGTGTGGGTAACTAAAGAAGATCGAATTAGCTGGACGCAAGACTTTGGTAAATCAAGCCCTTGGGTAACTGGTCGTTACTCTAAAGTGTCTGGTGAGATTCGTGGTCGTGGCCCTGCTGTTCAAGCATTGCCTGATGTTCGATCACTAAACAAAGTTAAAGAGTTTGTATTGCAGAAAGCCGCTATTGACTTGTCTGGTATGTACACTGCAACCGATGATGGTGTAACTAACCCCTACAATATAGTTATAAGCCCAGGAGTTGTTATTCCAGTTGGTTCTAACAACTCGTCGAATCCGTCTATACAGCGTTTAGACACTGGCACTAACTTGCAATTAGCGCAATTTGAGATGAATGAGCTACAAAATTCTATCAAACGTGCTTTGTTTAACGATCTGCGTGATCCTGCCGGCCCTGTTCGCTCTGCTACTGAGATTGCTATTGACTCAAGAGAACTAGCTAAGCGTATTGGTTCTGCCTTTGGGCGATTACAGACAGAAGTTCTTGTGCCTATCCTCAAGCGTGTTGTTTACATCTTGACTCGTCGTGGATTACTACAGCCTATTCAATTAGATGGTCTTGATATTGAGATTAAATTCTTATCTCCTTTGGCAAAAGCACAAGATGGTGAAGATATTATCAACGTTCAGCAAGCCGTACAGTTTGTATTGCAGAATGCTGGCCCAGATCAAGCCAAGATTGGATTTAAGCTAGAAGACTTTGGTACATGGGTAGCTGGCAAAACAGGTATGCCTGCCGAGTTAGTCCGTTCTGACACAGAGAAAGCCCAGATTATTCAAGCTGGTGCTGAAGCGGCACAACAAGGGCTTCCAACTTCACAAGCTCCGGTGCAAGGTTAATGAGTTGGTCAGAAATTAACCAATCTGCTGACTCTGATTTGGCTAAGAAACAAGCTGGCATACGCAAGCAAAATGCGTCTGACTTAGCTAAATTTTACCATCGAGTCTTTACAACTGACGACGGACAACGTATCTTGTCTGACTTAACAAAAAGGTTTGTATATGAAAATGATACTTCCTTTGGGTCAGAGAACATTAATTATGAAGCCGCGTACCATAATGGGGAAGCTGGAGTAATTAAGTTTTTAATTAACCAGATGAAATTAGCTGAAATATTATAGGATTAAATTATGTTAGATGAACAGGCCGCACAAGAAGCGCAAAAAAGCGATACCCTGCTAGATCAAGCACAACCAACATTAGAGGCTGGAGAGTATTTCCTTGCTGACGGGATTAAAGGATCAGGTGATGCTCCAGAGTGGTTAAACACTGAAAAGTATAAATCTGTTTCTGAGCAAGCTAAAGGATATGCTGAGTTATCTAAAAGGTTTGGTGGATTTAAAGGCGCACCTAAAGATGGATATACACCCCCAGAAGGCGTTGAATCAGATGATGCTTTATACCAAGAACTAGAAGCCTTTGCTACTAAGACTAATATGAACGGTGATGCTTTCCAAGAAGCGTGGGAACTATTATCTACGCAAGGTGAAGTAGCAGAAGAGTACAACCAAGAAGTTGAGTTAAACAAGCTAGGCGACAATGCTCAAGAGCGCATTAAGACTGTTGAAAGTTTTATGAAGAACAACCTTGACGCGGATACTTACGAGCAAGCCAGAGGATTGGTTACTAATGCCGATACTATTGAACTTGTTGAGTTACTTGTTAGAGCTACCGCTCCGACTAAACTACCAAGCGAAGGCGGTCACAATCCAGAAGGTTTGTCGTGGGAATCCATTGAAGCAGAGATGTTTAGAAAGGACGAGCAAGGCAATTTACTGAGAAGCACCAACCTAGCCCATGATCAAAAAGTTAAAACAATGATGGAAGCATGGGGCGGTAATCAATAGCTATTTGATTTATAGAGGGTAAAAGGTGTATAATCCGTACACTGGATACCCTTTTCCCAAAGGCCCAGTAAATTTAGGTTGAATGCTGACCAATTTACTGGGTACTCAGCTTAAACCTTGAAAAACTTTTTTAATTACTCTTTTTCGAGGAAAATCTTATGAGTAAATTTCTATCATCTGTTGCAGTCACAGAATTTGACTCAATGGTAAAACATGCCTATCAAGGCGTTGGGCTTATCAAGCCTGCTGTTACTGTTCGTAACAACGTAGTCGGTGACACTTACAAATTCCGTCGTATGGGCAAGGGCCTAGCTAACCAGAAGTCTACTTCTGATCTAGTAACTCCTATGAACGTAGCGCACGAATTTAAAACTGCTACTCTACAAAACTGGAACGCTCCAGAATACACTGATATTTTTGACCAAGCAGACGTTAATTTTGACGAAAAGCAAGAACTAGCAAGCACTATTGCGGCCGCTATTGGTCGTCGTGAAGATCAGCTTTCTATTGATGCAATGGACGCATCTACTCCAGATGCTACTGATATTGCCGCTGGAGCTACTAGCCTTACTATGGCTAAAGTTATTGCCGCTCAAGTTGCTTTGCGTGGACAGAATGTTGGTAATCGTGATCTTTATGCTGTTATTGATGCTGACGGACTTGGTGGACTTTTGAATAGCGAAACTGCTACTTCTTCTGATTACCAAAATGTTAAAGCTCTTGTTTCTGGCGACATTAACACTCTATGTGGATTCCGGTTTGTTATTCTTGGTACTCGCGCAGAAGGTGGTTTGAAAGTATCTGCGGCTAACACCATTGATTCTTGGTTCTTCCAGAAAGATGCTGTTGGACTTGCTATTGGTATGGACATGAAGACTTCTGTTGATTACATTGCTGACCGTACTTCATATCTATGTAATGGTATGCTCAAAGCTGGCGCTGTTGTTCGTGACAACGGTGGTTTAGTTCGAGTTAAATACAAAAATAACGTATAAGGAGAATCATCATGGCTTTTGCAAGATCAGGTTTATGCCGCATTGGCGGTTCTGGAAATGGCGGAAGCACTTGGCAGTATTCTACTGCTGATGCTAAGGCTACTATCGTAGGCGCAGATTACATGCTAGGCGCTGTCGATGAACTAGCTTTAGGAGATATCGTAACTGCTGTTACTAGCACTACTCCTCCTACAGCTTTTGTTACTTATGTAAAAACTCGTACAGCTACAGCTATTACTCTAGCTGGCGGTTTAGTAATTACCGCATAAAGTAAGTTAAAGTAAAACGTCTGGGGGTTTCGGCCCCCTTTCTTTCTTAATTCTAAGGTAGCGTTATGGCTAGTAAAATCCAATTAATCTCTAATGCATTAATTTTAATTGGCGATTTGCCTATCACTTCTTTAGAGGGCAATTCTCGCGCACAAACTGTAGCTAACAATCTGTATGACAACATTGTACAGAATGAGCTAACTAAGTTTCGTTGGGGATTTGCTAGAAAAAAAGCACAGTTAGACCTAACAGTTGAAATACCAGTAGGCACTGAATGGCAATCCATTTACCAACTTCCTGCTGATCTATTATTCCTCATTAAAGTTAATCCTCAAGTCCCCTACGGACTATACGGTGACAAGCTGTATTGCAATGCAAGTGATGCAATATACGTTGATTACATTTATAACGCTCCAGAATCTACATGGCCTGTTTACTTTTCTAAGATGATTGAGTACGCACTTGCTATGGACTTTGCGCCTTCTATTCGTGACAGCGCGGCTTCTATGGATGCTAACGCTAGACAGTATCTTAATGCCTCTCGCATGGCAAGATTTACAGATTCGCAACAATATCCTGTAGTCCCTATAACTGATCGTCCCTTTATTAACGTAAGGCGCTAGTTATGGCAAAGTCTAAGTTCATGCAAAGTTCGTTTGTAAGCGGAGAGTTATCGCCCCTGCTTAAAGGGCGCGTAGACCTAGATCAATACTATCAGGGTATGGAGACAGCCGAAAACGTTTTAATCGTACCACAAGGCGGTTTAAAGCGTAGAGCAGGTACTCAGCATGTAGACACAGCAGAAAATATTATTAAGCCTTTTGTTAGTTCTGAAATAACCGCCACTATGCCCGAAGGTGGAACAGCGGCTAATATTAATGACTTTAACCCTGCTACTGTAGGACTAACTACTACTAACATTGGCGTGTTGGGTACTGGGGCTAATGCAGATTATGTAGTTGCGTTATATAATATTTCTGGCGAAAGCAAGCTTGGTAAATTTATTGATGTAAAAAACATTAAGTTAAGTGGCACTGGTTCTGGCGTATTTAAAATACAAGCGTCTACAGATAATGTTTCTTGGTTTACCGCTTTAAACATGACTGTTACTGAAATAGAGCAATCAATTCGCATTAGGGTAACCAATACATTTGATTACAAATATTTTAGGATTGTTCGCACCGGAGACACTGGCGACTTAGGCACACTTAAAATACAATTAAGTGAGTTTAATGTTTTGTATCCAACTGCTACTTCTTCAGATGTTAAGACATTTGATTTTAGCATTGAGACAGACAGGCACTATTTATGTGTTGTTACTGGGGGTGAAGAGACAACACCATCTTACGGTAATGTGTCTATTTACAGGGTAACTGACCAAACTTCTAATTTTACGCCTGTAGCTTATTTGCCTTTGCCCTTTAGATCTTCTCAGGTAGCCGCAATACGTGATGTGCAAACTGAAAACGTTATGCTAATGTTTCATCAAGATCATGCGCCTATAAGAATTATAAACACAAGTACAACAGATTTTGATGTTGATGTTATTCCTTTTTTAAATGTTCCTCAATATGATTACAATGATTCTTTAAGTCCTACACCAACTGATGAAATTCAAACATTAACGCTTACTGGAGCAAGCTGGGCTACAGGCGATAGGTTTCAAATAGACGTTGAAGGGATATTAAGTAAAAACATTACTTATAATGGAGATTCTGGAACAGCAGAACAAAACTCAACCGTAGCTAACATACAAAGAAACTTGCAAGAAATGCCTAGCTTTGGAGATACCGGAATAGATGTTGCAAGAGTAGGTGCAAAACAATACAGAATTACTATTAGCGGAGAATCTACTAAACCTTTTGAATTGTTTAGCGGTTTTGTTACGCTAGGTAATGCCGCTGATACTTTAGTATTTACTCAGTCACAAGTTGGTGTTGCTAGAAAAGAAAATGTATGGAGTGACAATAGAGGCTATCCCAAAACTGCCGCATTTTATAGTGGTCGATTATGGTTTGGTGGCACTAAATCTAAACTACAAAGTTTGTTTGCATCTAGAGCAGGGTCGTTTTTTGACTTTTACACCGAAGAAGGGGATGCTGACGAAGGTTTGTTTATTACTATTTCTTCAAGACAGCTTACAGAAATTATTGATATTAACCCTGATCGCGGCTTGCAGGTGTTTACTGCTGGAGCTGAGTTTGTAGTTAATGGATCTACCCCTGCTGACATTACTATTTTGTCCCAGACTCAACATGGCGCATCTTATTTAGAGGTTAAATCTGTAGATGGTGCAACTTTATTTGTTGACCAAAACGGCAGAACGCTAAGATCGTTTTTATATAATTTTAATGAAGATGCTTATAACAGTACAGACATATCTGTTCTATCTTCACAACTTATAGATAATCCTTTAGATTTAGGTGTTTTATCAGGGTCATTATCAGAAGATGCTAACTGGGTATTTATTGTTAATCAAGATGGAACTTCTAGTATTCTTAATACGCTTAGATCACAAGATATTAACGGTTTTACTAAATGGATTAACGGAGATACTAACACTGTATACCCTCTTAAGACTGTATCTGTATCTGTTGTTAAGAATGATTTGTTTTTAGTAAATAAAAGAACTACTGATACTGCTACTTCCTATACAGTAGAAAAGTGGGATTTTGATTACTTAATGGATTCTGCTATTAAACTTTTAAGTAGCACTAGTCTTATTGGCAATAATTTATTTTTAGCTTCAAACCATTTAAACGGAGAAACAGTTAGTGTTGTGGCAAGAGGAACGCCATTACCAAAACGTGTAGTACAAGCAGGTGCTAGTGATGGATACATTGTTTTAACTAATGGTGAGAAATCATTTATTCTTGAGCAAGACCCTAGCGGTGGTGTTATTGACGTTGAAGTAGGGTATAACTTTATACCTAAGATTAAGAGTATGCCTTTGAATACAAACTCTCAAGCTATTGCTGGTCAGAACCAGATGCGGCAAAAGAAGGTCACTCGTATTAACCTAAGAGTTTACAAGAGTTCTGGGGTTTATATTGATGACAATCCTGTTGCTATTAGACAGTTTGGTGACGCGGCTGATTCCCCATTAAACGAAAACTTGCCTAAACAGACAGGTGTTATACAAGGTGAGAACAGTGGCAATGGTTGGAACATAGAAGTACAGCCTATAATTACTGTACCTGAACCTACGCCATTTCACATACAAGCTATTGAGTATGAGGTAGAGTCTTCTTGAATCAAGTAGCAACACAAGACGACATAGTAAAGCTACAGACTTTAATGCTAAAAGGCGATACACTAGAGCTAGAGACAAAGCATCACTTTAGTGATGGGTTATATGCAAGAGAGTTGTTTATTCCAGCAGGCGTTGTTCTGGTGGGTGCTACGCATAAGACTACGCACTTGTACACAGTAGTAAAGGGTAGATGTAAGGTATCAAGCCAGTTTGGTAATTTAGATATTGAAGCACCGTTTATGGGAGAGACTATTCCACAAACTAAGCGTGTTATATACGCTGAAACAGATTGTGTTTGGGTTACATACCACCCTACACATTTAACTGATATTGAAGAGATAGAAAAGGCTTTATTAGAGCCAGAGGATATTTAGATGTCATTTTTTGTAGTAGCGGCAATGGCGGCAAGCACAGCGGTAAGTGTTTATGGTCAAGTTGAAGCTGGCAAGTCTCAGCAAGAAGAGTTTAATCGCCAAGCCGAAGAAGAAAAGATTGCGGCTGAAGGTCGTGAGCTACAGCGTAAACAAGAGCTTAATAAAGTTCTTGCGGCTAATGCGGTTAGTGCGTCTATGTCTGGTATGACTGGTGAAGGCACTCCTGCAAGTATTGCTCTTGAAAGCGCAAAACAAATAGGCTCTAGTGAAGGCATGATTAATCTATCTGAAAAGCTAAAGCAAGCACAATTACGCAGACAAGGCGCTAATGCTAGGAGTATTGCTAATATTGGTGCGGCATCAACTTTGCTCAAAGGTGGTTCAAGTGCAGTTGCGCAAGCTGATTCAAAAGGAGTATTTGGTTAAATGGCTAGACAACCTAGACAAGAGCGCATTGGCTTCTACGGTAAGTTCCAACCTACTGGTGTAGATCAGTCTGGTGCGCGACGTATGCAAGCTCTAGCAGGATTAGCAGAGCAAGTAGGCGGTATGGCTGAACAGTTTGGTATTGCCAAGGCAGAAAAAGAAACTCCTGCTGTAGCGGCAAAAGCCTTACAAGAATCTATTACTGTTGATGAATCAGGGCAAAAAGTTTATGGGGAAATTCCTACATTCAAAGGGTGGGATTCTGAAAGAAGAGATGCATTAGCTGTTGCTGGATACACTGCTTCATTAGAAAATGATGTAACTAATATTGTAGATTCGGCAAAATTAAACAATCCTACAAGTACAGTAGAATATAGTAATATTGTTACTGCGGCAATGAAAGGTCTAAAAACAAACCTTCCAGAAGATGCTAAAGGGTTAGCTGAATCTTATTTTAACCAAATAAATCGCACAGCATTTCAAGGCATACAAAAAGAAGAAATAAAAATTAATAATGATATTGCTTTAGGAAATATTGAAACTGCTCTTACTAATGCAAATGTAAATATTGTCAATTTAGCTCTCGAAGGAAGAACTGAAGATTTAATTCAGGCAGTTGTAAATAGAGATATATACGCAAAAGCATCTATAAAATCAGGAATTCTTGACGCTAGTAGTTATGCTAAAGAAATGCAAGAGCTTAATGTTCAAATTGTTGAGCAATCTGCTTTAGGCACATATAATTTTCTTTTACAAGATGAAAGTAAAACGCCACAAGTTCGCATTGCAGAATCAGAAGAGGCTTTAAAAAGATTAAAAACTCAAGATAGAGTAGCTATTCCTAATCCTATTAATCCAGAAGAAAATATTACTTTATCGCCTGACCAAAAAGAAAATCTAGAAAAAGACTTAAAGCAAAACATTAAAGATTTTAAAGATTCTGCAATTTTAGAAGCGCAACAACAGTTGCAAGCAGATGAATTTACTCAGATTGAAAATTATAGTCAAGCTATGGTAGCAGTAGAAGACCCAAGTATTAGCCCAGAAGAAAAATTGCAAAATATTTCTCAGCTAGAAAAAGACGGTCAAATTAAAAAAGATCAGGCTCGTATTCTTAAATCTTATGTAACTTCAGTTAAAAAGTTAAATGCGGCTGTAAACGCCAATTCTTTTGGAGATATACTTACAAAAATATACGACCTTAACGCGCTAGTAACATATGACGAAGATAACTCTAATGATTATTTGCGTGGTATAAATAATATTAAAGATGAAATTATGGAGTTAAGGTCTTCTGGAAATATGTCTGCTTCTGATGAAGTTGCGTTAAACAAACAAATAACTAATTTAACTGCCGCTAAAGTAGCTGGAGCAACACAACAAGTATTTGAGTATTTTACAGATGCTTCTGATGCAATTAATATGGGATTGCCTCCTGAATTTCAAGGAATGGCAAAAAGAGATTTGTTTTATGCTGTTGATATGGCAATTCAACAAGCAGAATCTACTGGCTCTTCTTATGATGAAGATGAAATAGAATTTTTATATAGAAGCAAAGCAAATAAAATAATTAATAATATTAATACGCAAAGAAGATCAAGCGCATTAAAAACAGTTAATTCAATAACAAATGTAAAAGCTCCAGTTATTAATACACAAGCTGAATATGACGCGCTCCCTTCTGGCGCTCAATTTGTTGAAAATGGAATTACATATAGGAAACCTTAATGCCAAGTCAATTTGGTGGAATAGCAGTAAATGAAACTATTGAACAGCCTTTAACTGGGGCTGAAATTATTCCTGCCAGTAAATTTGGTGGAGTTTCTATAGATCAACCTAATTTTAAAATAGAACAAACTGACCAGCCTGTTGAAAAAAACATAAGGGACATTGGCGCTCGAATTCCACAAAAAAATCAAGCGGCATTAAGCAATGTAGTAGATTTAGAGTCTGATAATCCAGAAGTTGTTTCTTTGCGCGAAGAAGCTGATGAACAATACAATCAAATGATGCAGTTAGCTCAGATGAGATTTCCTGAAGAGACTATTAAGTCATGGGAAAATAACCCTATTGGCTTTAAAGAATCATTTAGCTTTCTTGATTGGGAAGATGTAACCCCTGTTGCTGGAGGCGTAGCAAAGGGAGCAAACTATCTAAAACTATTAAACATTTCAAAAAATATAGAAGATGGCAAGCCAGTAAATCGTAACGACTCTGAATTTTTAAATGAGTTTATTGACAAGCAAGTGGAAATGAAAGTAAGGGGCATGAATTACGGAGGCAAAATTGCATATTATGGCTCTCCTCTTCCTGCATTTATGATTGAATTTGGGCTAACAGGTGGTATAGGAAAAGCCGCACAAGCATCTACATTAAAAGCTATTGGCGCAACTGCTGAAACTACAGCTTTAAAAGCGTTTGCCGCTAAAACTACTGGGCGTGTTGCTCGTGTTGCCGCTCAATCTGCGTCTATGGTTCCAATGCTTGCGTCTAAATATGGTGAAAGAAGAGCTGGTGCGTGGAATGTTACAGATAAAGGTGAAGTAATATTTGCAGGAGCAAATGAATCTCCAGCAAAAAGTGCATTAATGGCATACGCCCATGTTAGCGCAGAGGTAGCTAGTGAGTTATCTGGAGCTACATTAAATAAATATCTTATTAATCCTATTACTAAGCGGCTTGCTACTCCATTAATCAGTGGTATTAACAAGCTTCCAGAAAAATTAAAGTTAGCTTTGTATGACAACTATAAAAGATTAAAAGGAAATGCTAGAGTTTCTAGGGTGTTTACTGCTGGTGGTTGGAATGGAATGCTTGCAGAATTAGGCGAAGAAAGAATTGCCGATATTTTGCGTGAAACGACTAACTTAACATTAGAAGAAGGTTATACATTTGACGAAGTGCTAGATGGGATTACTCCTTCTAAAGATGATTTGCTTTTAGAAGCAGGGCTTATCTCTATTGTAGGTGGCGTTAAAACTTCTAGCTCTGTAGTTATGAATTTCTTAACTAGTGATGGGCTTTCTGTAGGACAAGCTCAGGAAGTAGTAGACAACCTTACGGTACAAGAACAAGAAAACATAATAGATTATACTCTTGTTGTAGAAACTTATAACCCTGATTCTTTAATAATGCCTGAAGATATTGAGCTTCAAGCTGAGGAGCAGTTAATATCGGAAGAAGAACTTGAATCTGAAGTAAAAAATTACATTGATAACATGGATAACAATGTTGATGAATTACTTCCCACAAATACAATACCGCTAGAGGTAGAGCCTAGAGCAGTTGCTCCACAAGCTAGTATTTTTAATGAGTTTTATTACAAATGGTTTGATAAGCTAGGGTCTCTTGTAGATTTAGCAAAAGAATCTAGAGTAAGAGGAAAAACACAAAAAGTTGGAGAGCGACTTGATTTGTTAGTTCGTCAGTATGCTGGTGTGGTGGATATGGCTACCACAATGATTACCAACAAAACCTTTGTAATTAACAAAGACGGTAACATTGAAGAGACAGGCGCTGGATTGCAGTCAATATTAGATGATTTTGACAGCATGGTAATTCCTAAAGAAACAAATAGAAAGCAAAGGTTAAAAGATTTTGAAGATTATTTAATTGCTAAAAGATATTTAGAAGACCTTGTAAACAGGAAAGATGTAACTGTTACTGACCAACAAAAAGCAGATTCTTTAGAAACATTAAATGCTTTAGCTGAAAAGTATGGCGAAACAACTCGCGTGTTTGACACTTTTGCAAAAGAAATTTATAGCTATCAACAACGAATTTTAAAGATGCTAGTTGATGGTGGAAACATGGCAAAAGAAACTTATGACGCTATTCTTAAAGATAACCCTAATTACATACCATTTCAGCGTGTAATGGATAAAGAATATGGATCAGTTTCTAAGCGGCAAATATTTTCTAATGCTAGTTTGAACAAAGTAATTAAAAAGATTGTTGGATCAGAATTAGAAATTAAAAGCCCTATACAGCAAATATTGTCTAACACTTTTAGAATTGCTGACATTGCGTGGCAAAACAGGATAGCTACTTCTATTGCTAGTATGGCAGATGTAATGCCTGAGTACATTGAAAAGTTAAAAGTTCCTAGAATTCCTGTAAAAGATGCAGATGGAAATATTGTTAAAGACAAAAAAGGAAATGATGTTTATAGGCAAATTGACAATTACGATCCTAAAAATGCCATTACAGTTTTTGTTAAGGGTAAAAAGCAATTTTATAAAGTAGACCCTGCTATCTTAAAAGGCATTGAACAAATGCGCCCTGATGAATTAGGATTTATTACTAAATTCTTTTCTTTTCCTGCGACTGTATTAAGGGCTGGTGCTACATTAGTTCCTGAATTTTGGCTTAAAAACGTAATGAGAGATATGTTAGGCGCTTTTATTATGAACCCTGACAGACCTACTCCTATAGATACAGTTAAAGGATTGACTGCTATTATGGGAAATGCAGATTTGTATAAGCAATGGATGCAGTCAGGCGGTTCTTTTAATAGTTACATGGAATTAAGCGACAACGGATTAGAAAAAGCGCAAAAAGAATTGTTAAATCCTAAAGGGCGTATAGCTAAATATCTAACGCAACCATGGAAAATGCCAGAAGCCGCCAGTTTAGCATTAGAGCAATCTGTTCGCTTGGGAGTTTATTCAGCCGCTAAGAAAGCTGGCAAGTCAGATTTAGAAGCTGGATTTGAATCTCGTGATGCAACTTTAGATTTTGCTCGTGGTGGATCAGCATCTAAAATGATTAACAGGTTTGTTCCATTTTTTAATGCAGGAATGCAGGGTGCGGATAAGTTATATAGAAGTATGCGTGACAACCCTAAAGCAACAAGTATGTATGCGTTAGCAACTATTACAATGCCTAGTATATTAATTACTGGCTATTATTTGCATGGTGCTTCAGAAGAGGAAAAGCAAGAATATTTAGAAATTCCTCAATGGCAAAGAGATACCTTTTGGGTATTTAAAAGTGGTGGGGAATGGAGAAGAATACCTAAACCGTTTTCGTTAGGATATATTTTTGGATCAACTCCAGAACGATTTTTAATGTGGATGGATTCGGAAGGAATTACTGATGGCAAAAAGTTTTGGTTAGATACGGTTAAAGGACTAAGTAAATCTGTTAGCCCTGTTCCTTCTGCTACTAGTCTTTTGCCTCCGTCTTTAAGGGTAGGCATTGAATCAATTACTAATTATAATTTTTATCAAGGACGCAGTATTTATCCTGATTGGATGAATGATTTATCACCAGAAAAACGCAAAACAAAAGGAACGTCTGAAACGTCTATTGCTTTAGGAAAACAATTAAATATGTCTCCCGCTCTTGTAGAAAATGCATTGCGAGGTACATTTGCAAGTAGTGCTGATTACATTACAGATGCCGGTGATTATATTTTAAATTCAGTTAAAGAATGGAATGGTGAAGAGATTCCAGAAAAGCCTACAAGCCCTATGGACATTCCTATTGTTAGAGCATTTACAGTTAGAGAGCCTACAGGCAATGTTTCTGATAGCGTTAGAGTTTTTTATGATTTATTACAAGAATCTAAATATTACAATTCTGATTTAGACGATCTAAAAGGAAAAGAAAAATCTAAATACAAACAAGATAATGTAGTAATGGGTAAGTCATACAATACAATTAAACGATCTGCTAAAAGCATAGCTAAATTAAATAAAAGTCGAAATAAAATTTATGAAAATGTTGCTATGGATGGAGACACAAAAAAGGATCGGTTAAAAATTCTAGACGATAAAATTTTATATTATGCTAGACGAGCTAATGACAAAGTTAATGAAGAGCTTAAACGCGCTGAAAAGTAACAATGATTTATAACGCTAAAAATAGTATAATTGGCACACTTAACATAGGACAAGATAATGACCGTATCGGCATTAATTACAAGAAATGACATAACTGCTACA